AAGCGCACATTGTCCATGCTTTTGCTCACAGCATCCAGGATACCTGTGTTGGTAACACCTGCCATACGCAGACTGTCTTCCATCTCACGTTTTCTGATATCATACAGTGCCTGTGATTTCTGTGTTTCCAGTTTGATAATCATTTGATTATACTGGTCTTCAGTGATCAGGGCATTGGCTCTTGCTGCCTCCAGTGCCTGTTGATCCTGTGCAAACTGTACATTTGTATTAGAAGTAGGATCAAGTTTTGCTACCACACCAGGAGCACGACCAATTGCCTGTGTTGTGGTCATTGTACCAGAGATTGCACGTCTTGCTTCATCAACTGCCAGTGCTTCTTTGGTAGCCTGTGTTTGGGCTACACTGGCTCGGACTTGCGCTTCGAGTTCTTGCGTGAGCGCGGAGCCGTATTTGACTCTGGCTTGGTCAACAGCGGCTTGCTGTTCTCTGGTGTTGAGATCGCTGATTGAGAGTCGCGCTTGCTCCATCTGACTCTGGACCAGATCTTGGTTAATAGCGTCACGAGCCTGGTCAATCTGCTGTTGCTGGACTGCTGCTCTGAGTTGTTGTTCTTGTTCATCTGTAAATGCACTCCCGTATTGTAATCTTGCACTGTCTATGGCCTGTTGTTGATTGCGTAGTGCCACATCCTGTGTGGCCAATCTCTTGCTTTCTTGACCCATGGTCAAGAGTTGTTGTTTGATTGCAGCAGATGCTCGCTCAATACTCAATTGACGAACAGCCGCTGCGAGTTCATTTTGTTTTTCTACTGTGAGTGCAAAACCATATTTTAATCTTGCAGCATCAGTGGCTTCCAGTTGTTGTCTAACCAGTGCATCGCCTTGGCTTAGACGATAACCTTCTTCTTTGAATCTAGCGATCTGTGATTCAATATCAGCATTGGCTACCTTGACTTGATTTTCTTGTATTGCACTGCGTAAAGTACCAATTGCTTCATCTGAAAGTGCTCGACCATGTTTTACTCTCAGTGCATCCACTGCTTCTGATTCTTTTCTCACAGCAACATCAACAATGCCTAGACGTCTGTTTTGATTGGCTAGATCTAGTACTGTACGAGCAACATCAGCACCTGCCACAGCCACTTGATTTGCAAACATCGCAGATTGCAACTGTGACTCTAGTTCAGCAGTGAATGCTTTTCCATACTGTAGTCTTGCACCTTCGGTGGCTGCAAGCACAGCATTGTAACCTACATCAGTGTATTTTAGTCTATTGCTATCAGCATTTAGTTTGTTAACCTGTTCCATCACAGCAGCATAGGCCTTGGCTTCTTGTGCTTCTTCAAATGCCAGAGTCAATCTTGCTTTCTGGGTATCAGTCATCTTCAATCCGGCTTTTTCAAGTTTAGCGGATTGATCTGCAATTTCTTTCATCAAGGCTGCTTCTTGGATGCCTAGATTGATCCTATCACGATCATACTGTGCGGCTGCACGTAGATTTTTAAGATGTTCTTCAAAGTTGGCAAGAGCACGTTCAGCGGCTTTGTTGGCCTTGTCGTCTGAAACAACCTGTGCTGGTTTCTTGTATACTTCGTCTGTGGCTTTCTTGAGGTCTTTGGTCTTGGTCAGTGCCTTGTCAATTGAAGCAAGGTCTGCATCACTTACCAGTTTCACACGCTGTGTGGTAAGAATCTTGCCCATGATAGCATTGATCTCGCTGAGACTCTTCTTGGCTGCTTCAACCGGAGCACCTGATATGGCACCTGCAATGGTATCAGCAATGAATTTGCCAATGCTAGGGAATATAGCAATGGCTGCTTCACCAACCTGTAGGAATGCATTGATCAAATTCTGTGCAATGTACAGCGCAATAGTTTTGCTGTTGATACCTGCATCATTCATTGGTTTGATCACACTCTGATAGATCTCTGTGCCAATCCAGGCCAGGCCAGCAATCAGGATTGCAATCCAGTTCTTGGCAATGGCAGCATTCACAGCCAGTATGGCTGCTTCAAGTCCACCCATGGCAATGGTGGCAGCAACTATTCTTTCCACAGCCAGCGTGGCAATAAATGCGGCTGTGCTGATCACTATTTTGTCTAGATGTTCAGCAACAAAACCCAGTGCTGATCCCAACGCGGCACTGACACCACTGGTTGTATCAAACTCCATCCACAACTGTGTGGCTGCATTCTTTACTCGGGTGATACCATTGGAGATTGTTTCTGTTCGCTTGCCAAAGTTGGCCTCAATCTCATCCATGTTGTCCAGGAAAGCATTGCGAAGTATCTCGCCTGTGATCTTGCCTTCTGAACCTAGTTTCTTGAGTTCACCCACAGTAACACCCATGCTCTTGGCAACCAGGTGCATGATCTGCGGACTGGCTTCCATGATACTGCGGAATTCATCACCTTGCAGTTTGCCACTGTTGAATGCTTGACTCAATTGCAACAGTACGCTTGAGGTTTCTTGTGCGGTGAGACCTGAAGCAGCAAGACTCTTGCTGATCAGTTCTGTCATTTTCACAACACCAGCACCTGTTAGGCCTGCTGTGTCCTGTGCCATGCTGAGTCTTTGATACAGTTGTGCAACATCCTTGACCTGTTGTCCTGTTTTGTTGCTGATATCAAACACTGCTTTTTGTACTCGAGCCAGTTCTTCGCTGGAAGAAGTTACCTGACGTAGTCTATTGGTAAGAGTGGTTGCGCTGTCTGCAAAATCAATGAATGCACTGATAGAAGCAGCGCCAATCACAGCACCCAGTGCTCGAGATGCTAGATTGGCTGTGTCACTGAGATTGCCCAGTGCTCGATCAAGATTGCCAAGTGCTCGTTGAGCATCGGTGGTATCCGCCGTTATCTTAATTTCTGCTTCTGCCACGATTATCTCCTTTTGCTGGCTTTCTTAATCTCTTCTGCTTCTATTTGGTAGAACGCGATCCAACCACGAAACTCTGTTGTGCTCATTTCCATCACATGTTCTACCAACATACCGAGATCCCGTGCTAATCTGTACATGAACATGAGATCTCGGTCAGTGGTTAGTTTTTTCTTACTGCGTCCTGATCGTTGTCTTCGTTAACAACATCATTCATCTCACCAACTATACGAATCACCACAGCAGGATCCACTTCATTCATGAGTGTGACCTTGTCTGGCATGTTGAACATGCGACTGCCGTCTTCATTCTTTGCACGTTGAACCAGGGTTTCAACCAGTGCTTCTACTGTTTTGCCTGCCTGCGCTAATTCTATCAAGCGGCTTTGTTCTTTTAGATTGCTGCTGGCCTTGAACCAAATCTTGGTTCCCCACTCAGGCACATCTATGCTTTTCATATCGCCACCAATGCGATTGCGAAAATGTTCTGTTGCTTTTTGAAGTACATTCTGACTCATTTGAATTTTCCTTTTACGTTATTTAGAGCAGGTCCTATTATGCCCCGACCACGGGTTTGTTTTGACCAGTTTTTCTCTAGTCTTTCAATATACGGTACCCGATTCACTTCCTCAAAACTGCTGTTGCTACGTGTTTTAGTTTGCCAACCAGCACGAGCACGACCAGATCGAACTGGCGTGTGATCTATCAGGCTTTGATGCAGTTCAGTCTTGATCTGATTAACGAATCGTTTGAAATCGTTGCCCAGTTCAGTCTTGGCTGCATCAAGTCCACGAATGGTCACACGCAGTTCAGCCATGGCTTAGGAAGTTAAGAATGCCACGTTGGTACCTGTGCTATAGCCCAGTGCACCTGAACCCTGGAAGGAGATTGAAGCCTCAACCATACCATCCATGCTGCTGTTCACAGTGTAACCTGTGATCAACAGTGCATTGGCCCAGAACACAGTGTCTGTTGCACCGTTACTCACGTAGAACTTGCCAGCAATAGGTGCGGCACCCACTGTGGCACTGGTACTACCAATTTGGAAATGTGCATTTCCATTAAACTCCACTGGATCAAAATAGATATCAGCGGAACCTGAGAATGAACTCAGTCCTGTTACATAGGTGCGAGCATCTTGTCCCATGATTGTGGTTTCAATCGTATCCGCAGCAGATTCAACTGAGAAATTACGAACTGAACCCACAGCGATGTTTGCAAATGTTACTACACCATCATTGCCTGTTAATGTTGCCATCAGTGTTCTCCTTAACTTGCTGCGTAGGTCATTGCACCAGATCCTTGGAAGGAAATAGATGCTTCTACCATACCGTCCATGCTGCTGTTAACAGTAAAGCCAGTGATGATAATCTCACCTGAGAACTTGTTTGCTGTGGTGTTCAGATAGAGTTCAATCGAGTATGGACTTGTGCCCACTGCACTCAGTGTTGGGTTTAGACCAATCAGTCCGCTGGCGCTGGAAGTTGGGTACTCTGCTGGGTCAAAATAGATATCAGCAGAACCTGAGAATGAACTCAGTCCTTTCACGTAGGAACGTGTGTCGTTACCCATGGTAGTGGTTTCAATTGTGTCAGTGCTGACCTCAACTGAAAAATTGCGTACTGCTGCTAGAGCAGTTGGGGTACCTGCCGCGTTATCAACCTTGACAACGCCGTTATTGCCTGTTAAAATTGCCATCGTTATTCTCCTTTATAAGTTTCAATGGTATTGTTGTCTTCGGCGTCTTTTACGGCTGCCTTGACACGGGCCGGCGGCTTCAAGATGGTAACACCTTCTGCCTGCTCTGAACCAGATTGTTGCCAACCTGCATCCAGATATTCTTGTAATTTTGTGGGTTTGATGGCTCTTGTGTAGCCATCCTTGGTAACATCTAGTTTCATTTTGCTCCCCTTAGATAGTTGTATTTCACTTGTAGTGTTAGACTAAACTCTGCAAGTGGTGCCAAGCGACGAACAACTTCTATTCTTGTGACTTGGCTGTCAATCACTCCTGATGCCTGTAGACCTAGATAACGATCTTTTTCCAGTGCATTTTCAATGCCAGTGAGTAGTTCAGTACGTTTGGTATCAAGATCAGTGCCACGCACATATCCTGACAGTTGATATATCAAGGTGCCTGCTCGTCTGCCAACACCAACAGCACCCATGCTTATGGTTTCGCGTTCTTCTAAATCTAGGTGTACAAGAACAGCGGGAAATTGTGTGATTGCCAGTTTGTCTGCTTCAAATGGTTCTCTTGTGACCAAGAGGATCTGAGGTGTTTGTACTGCTGAAAGTACAGTGACAATTTTAGCCGAGATTGTTTCTCTTAGGCTCATCGCTGTAGTCTCAAGGTAGCAATGGTAACACGTTCTGTATCACTCACTGTGCCTGAGTCGTCCGCATCATACTGTACGCCTTCACGAGTGCAAAGGTCCATCTCGTGTTCAAAGCGACCACGATAGTATTCCATCATTACTTGAAATTTATCAGTTTCTGGAGAGAATTGTGTGAGTTTAGGACAGATATGATAGGCTAGAGCATGATACACAGTGGCCTGTGTCCATTGCGAGGCAGTGAGTAGATCTGCATCTAGGCGAGCAGAGTCTCCAAGTGAAAGACGTTTCTTGTAGGAATTCCACCAACGAACAGTGAGCACACGGACCACTTCAGTCTGGCTTCTTGCCAGTTCAATGTCAAAGTCCAATTGACCGTAGTCTTGTATTGTGGGTTCTACCTCTAAGAGGTCAGAGATTGTTGCGAATATAGCCATCAGCGAGTCCTTCTCGTGTAAATTGTTGTGCAGTAGGTCCTACCTACTGTGTTATTTAGTCCAAACAAAAAGGGCCCTTGTGAGGCCCTCTTCGTAATTGAATAATCCTAGTGTGGATTAAACAATAGTTGAGTCAAATGTTGCTAGAACACCTGCATTGTCATACAACTCGCCTGTGCCATAAATTGCACTACCAACGATGTCATAACCGCGGATACCGGCTTGACGTTGTGTTTCAATCTTGATGTCTTGCATGATTGCTAGACCCAGTGCGTCTTTGTGGAACACACCGCAACCATAGTCACCAGAGGCGTTTGAAGCCAATGTACTCTGTGGAACCAGGCTGGACTGATACACAGGAACACCACCTAGTGTGCCCATAAAACCATTACGCAATGCATCGTTACCGATCATGCTTGCTGGTGCGGCAAAAGTGCTGGTCAATGTTGAAGCCACGTCATATGCCACTGCTGGGTGCAATACGATTGCACAGTCATTGGCAGTATCGTAACCTTGGCTACGTAGTTTAGCGATTGCTTGGAACAACAATGCGGCTGTGGCAGTGGTTGAAACGCCACCAACTGTATTGGTGCCAAAACTGTTGAACAGGGTCATCAAGTCAGTATCGATCTTGCGAGCGATTGCTTCGCCGAACAGTCGACCAATGTCGCTCACAACGTTGCTGGCTGAGGCCATCATGGACAAATCGCTGATGGTGGCCAATAAGCCAACTTCACTAACAGTCAATGTTGCGCCGTCTGTGCTCACAGTGGTTGTACTTGGTGCAGTGGCTTCAGTTAGAGCGGCTGCTGTTACCTGTGGGTAGATAGGAACAGTAACTGTCTTGCCGTTGCCTGGTGCGAGAGTGTAGTTGCGAACTAGACCACGCATGATGGATTTTTCTGATGCTACGAAAAGTGCTTCAGCGACGATGCTAGGTAGCAGGTCGTTTAGGGTTGTTGTATTTGTTAATGCCATTATAGGCTCCTTTGGTTTGGTTTAGCCAATGCCGTTATCTTTGCGGTACTGGCGATATAAGTCACGATGGGCTGGATTCTTCATATCCAACTTGGTGATATCTAATTTGCCTTGGCCTGAATTGGCAACGCTGGACTTGGTATGTGTGGTAGCAGGGTTTGCGGAAACAAAATGCGGATTCGAATCAAGGAACTCCCGCACTAGGTCTTGCACTCCTAATGGTTCACCACCGTCATTATAACGAACTGAACCTTTTGCATCTACTACTTCTACTTCACCTTCAGGATTAAGTCTTACCTGTGGAGTCAATAGTGCTTTTACTTGTTCTGCATTCACAGCACGGTACTGTGCGGCGGCTGAGAGTAAAGGCGTATTAACTTTGTATTCCTTAATCACGCTGTCTCGTTTCTGGATTTCGGCATCCTTTTTTGCAGCCAATTCTTGTAGAGTTTTTTCAAACTCACCACGCTTGATCTGTTGTTCCTGTTGACGACGATTGGCTTCCTCACGGAGGCTGCGTAGTTCTTCAGGATCGCCTAGATCCTCGTAGGGCTTGAGAAGTTTCTTCTGTAATGAACCCTTCATACGGGCCATCATGTTGTCTACTTCATCTTGCGTATAAGTTTTGGTTGCTTGTGCCTGATTTTCAGTATCGCCTGTAGCATCAGTTGCTGTGTCGTTTGCCAATGTTGTATCGGTCATTGTTACCTCGCCTCCTCTGGAGTAATGTGTGTTTATTTATGTTGTTTGGGATTATCGTCGCCGAAATATGGCACAGTAGTCAGTCCATACATCAGCAACAGGTGGAATCAATCTCACACTCACAAGATCAAGGTCATATCTTGATCTCTTGGCCCATTTAACCAAGGCCTGGGCTGAATCTGGATAGAATCTCCAGCAGTCCACAGGAAATCTATGTATGGGTCCATTGGAGGGTGCATTGATGTACACAAGACCACCAGGACGACAGATCCTTACCATTTCTAAGAATGTTAACCAGAAAAATTCACTGTGTTCTAACACACTGCTGGCAATCACAAGATCAGCACAAGCAGGAGCAAGTGGAAATTGGTAAGCATCTGTCAACACAACATCAACACCAGGACCTGCCACATGATCTAGTCCTGTGTAGGTACTGCCCTCTGGTGCATGAGATCTAAGACCACCATTAACATCTTGACTGCCTATTTCTACTATATGCATGTGACTTTTTGCATATTCATGCAGAAATTCACGTCCAGCAGTCATTGCGGTATCATGCATTATTTTTTAGGTGGGTTGAACTTGGATTTCTTGCTCTTGGGTGCGGCTGCGCGAGCCACGCTGAGTGCAATAGCAATCGCTTGCTTTTGTGGTTTACCATGTTTCATCTCTGTAGAAATGTTCTTGCTGATTGTTTTTGCTGAATAACCTTTTTTCAATGGCATGATCTGCTCCTTATTTTGGTTTGATAAATCTTGTTCTTGTTCCTGCTGCCTTGAGGTCTGCTTGTGCAATCCTCATGCCAGTGTTGAAACTAGAAGAACTCTTGGTTAGTTTACGCCCGCCTCGGTTGGCATAACCATAACCTGCTCTATGTCCATCGCAGACTTCTTTGCAGGGTTTTCCTCTATAGGTTGCCATGATTTAATAACCTTTTTTAGGAGGGCGTGGCCGGCGATTCTTGCGAGTCCTGGATCCGCGGGTTGGTAGTGGTGTCATGTTGTAATTCCTTTTTTCCAAATATTCTATCCCAGTTGAGGTCAAACTGTTCACTGTTGGAGGGTCTATACACGCTGCCTTTGCCTGCTTCGTGATGATAGTTATCAACTGGATCTGATTTCTTTTTTACTATGTTCATTTCTTGTCTTTCTTCACAGGATCTGTAGGTGAGCCTTTTGTGACTTTCTCTGCTTTGTGGTGGATCCGTATGTTTTTACAGGATTCTTTTTTTGTGTTTTCGTCCACATGGCATACTCGTTTGGTTCTGGCTTCAGCCTGGGCCTGCACAGGTAGTGCTAGGCTTGAGATTATGAGTACTATTGAGATCAGTCGCATGTTAGTTGTTCCTTGCAGCGGCAGCACCTGCATCAATGATATCTTGCAAGATTAGTTCTGGATGCAGTGCTAGGATTTCATCATTGGAATAGCCTTCCATCAACATGCCTTGAATATGTTCAAGTCTTTGTGCTTGAGTAAAGTTTGCTAGGCTAGGATGTTCACCTTCTGTGGTCACAGGTGTGGTGGGTGTTGTGGTGTCTGGCAAATTCTCCAAACTGGCCTGTATCTTCTCAATCTCATCAATCTCGGCTTGATACATGGCCTGTTCACGGCTTTCTTCATACTGTATTTCATAGCGTGGATCTTCCAGAAGTTCACGCACACGATATTCAACCAGTGCTCGTGCTTCTGGTGTTTGCACACTGCCTGCAATGGTCTGTAGACTACGTAGTGCATTTGGAACATCACGCACATTGAATTCATCTGGATATTCAATCTCTCCATCAAACGCAGTGCCTTGATACAGTGCATACCAGCGCCAGATCTGTTCTTCTGCCAGTTCAAGATTGTCAGCAAACTCTGCCAGGCGTGCATTCAGCAACTGGAATTCTGTTTCCATTGCCACACCTGATAAACTGCGTGATTCTGTGGCACGAATAGCACCTGTGTTGGCCATCTTGTCAATGGAGTTCACAAGATTGGTAATTGCTGTGTAGATCTGATTGATGTCTGTGCTCACATTCAACAGATATGGCTTGAGTCCAGGGTCCATACCGTCTGGCATGAGTGCAACTGAACCTGCTCCTGCTGATGCTTCCACATCCACTGTCTTTACCAGCGTAGGATGTCCATTGATACGAATACTTTGTTCAACTTCGCTGTGTAGATTATAGATCATGCGCTGACAATCAGCAATATCTGATATCATGGAGGCACCTATTCCACGCACAGGAGAGCGTGTGCCATAGGCAATGACAGCAGGAATACGTCCTAGTCCGTTGGGTTCAATGATCTCATCTACTATTCGTCTTGCGTTGTGATTCACCTGTGTGGTACGAATCTCTTCTGGTGTCCAGGTCTTGATAGTACTGAACGTGTCATTGACTTCTTCCACATACTTGAGATATACCAGTGTGTATGCACCTGATGCTTCTCTGCTCCATTCCCAGTCTGTCACAGTGAGAGGTGTGATCAGGTTCACATAAGGTCGCACTCCACTCGATATTTCATCAGCACGAGTAGCGGCATTGGTCTGTGGTTTCACAGTGAGTATCCAGCAGTGACCAAACACAGCAGCCCAGATAGCAACATCACGCATGAATGCATCCATGGTGCGACCATCTAGGTCAGCATCCTGTAGGAAATCTTTGATATTTGCATCATTGTCCAGGCTTGCAAGGTCACGTTCTGGTCCTTTGCGGAACATGAACGAAGTATAAACTGATATCACACTGCGACAATGGTTGTCTAGTGGTGTGACCGACAGTCTTGTGGCATAGTCATTGTCGCTTTCTGTCACATACTTGGCAAGATGGTTGCCATCTCGGTATTCTTGTCCACCAATGTAACTCTGCAGTAGAAATTCCCAACGATCTCTGTTGCGTTGATACAGTAGGTTCTGGCTTGTTACGACGGTATATGCGTCTCTTAGGGTTTGATCCATATTCTTTCCTTGTTATGCGGCTATTCCATGTCCCCAACGCTGTGGTTGCACAATCGTTGCGTCACGATCACGGCGTACAGGGAACAGGTAATCTACCATGTATCCCAGTGCATCATTACCATGATCATATCCTGAGTCTTTGTCTGGAGTTGTTGATCCAGGTTTGTATGTTTGTTTCTCAAGGCCTTCCAAGAGGCTCTTCACACCAGGTGCAAATGTAAGGTTAACATCTCCGTCCGCATTCTTGAGTCTGGAGTTTACTGCGTTGATCCTGTCACGAACCGGTGTGTGTGAGTT